CGACTTGATATCGACAGCGCGGACATGATAGCCCTGATTGAACAGGGACTTGACTAGATGCCCGCCGATGAAACCACCCGCTCCGGTAACTACAGCAATCTTCTTCATACGCTTAACAGGTCTGACGGTAAAACTCGTCCAGCTCTTGTTGGATCTTAAGTCTGAACTTAGTGAGGTCTACGACTTCGGTAATGTGTTCTGCCGGAGCTTCGTGGGGGAAGCTAGCCCGGAGTTTAGTGATTCGGAAATCAATAAGACGGCAGATGGTCTGGAGATCTTCTGCCGAGATAGTGATGTTACGACGGAGTTCATTCTGCGGCGGCTTCCTCATCGAGTTGTCTAGCTAAGGATTCAAAGTCTCGGTCGATCGGAATCAATTGCGGTGGAGGCCGCCGGATGAGTCCTTTAGCTATACCCCACTCCACTAGACTTCTAGCCTCGTTCTTGATGGCTTGTAAGTTCAGATGGGTGGTGCCTTTGAATGGAACTATTTTGTTGAGGTCGCTGAGATCCATGAGCATCTACAGTTGGGGTGTAACGGTATTAGACCACGGGCTTCATCGACAGAAAATGTTTGACCTTCCATGTCTTCACAATCAGGGCAGACGCGCTCATCGTTAGCCGTCGACCATTCTACATCGACACCTAGCTCGGTGACTCCGAGATCCTCATAGGCATCGAGCTGGCCTTCAGCATGGGCATGGATTATCTCCGTCCGGGCTATAGTTAAAGCCCGCGCGTCCGTCAATCCGTCGATAGCGTCCGTCATATTATCTGCTATATCTTCGGCCCCACTACCGTCAATCATTCCTTGAGCCAGGATTTGATTGAGTTTGGTTCCCATGCTATCAGTCACGCCTTTCATGTTCTCCCAGGCACGGGTGGCGAGCAATTGAACCTTAGATGTGGTTTCCGGCTGCAGGAAAGCGTCTCGGAGGAACTGCTGTTGGCTCATCTGGGCAAAGTCGGTCTGGGCTGCGAGATCCTCTTTCTTAGCCTGCAGGTAAGCATTCAGGGTGCCTTTCTTATAGGCACTCTCGACATACTTGTTAGTCCAAGGTCCCGTTGCCATCGAACCTGAGGGAGCAGCCCAGAGCGAACCGCTAGCTGAGATCGGGCGGATAACATCCTCCTCCACCTGTTGCTTGAACCAAGTATTAAAAGCCGTCAGCTTTTTGTCGTCGGTCTGGAACCGATATTGCTGATGCCCTGGCGAGGCGTGAGTCACCAGTCCCAGGGCATCTTTATGTAGCATGAAATCCCGCACCGACTTCTTGAGCCTAGTAAAGCGCTGCTTGACTTCTTTAATGAATTGAACACGAAGCGCAGTCGTGCGTGTGGGATCCAGGCGTAAAGGATTCTTACGCCTGGATCTGGGAGCGTTGCTGACAAGGCTATGACGGTGCGTTGAGTGCGCCCGTAAAGCTGCCTGCAAACTGGGACTGAGACCCACTAATCTCCTTGTAGTTTGATGTCTGCTAAGATGCTCCCAATCTGCTGGAGGATATGCATGCTAGCAATCAGGTTGTTACGATCAGTCTGGAGCTTGTTACTCCGATCGTAAACCGTGAAGACGGCTTCCTCGACCGCAGTCAATAGGTTGTTAACCTGTTTGCGAGTCGGAAGATCCGGCATTTCCACAGTGACCTGGCCGGTGCCAGCCGGTCCGGCGATGCTTCCAGCGCCGGGAACTAAGGTGCCTGGGGTTGCCGGGGCACCGGGTAATGCTTCGGCCGGCTTGCCGGTTCCGAAGGTGCTAATGTCTGCCATAACTTTTTGGGTCCTTTCGTTTTGTTGGTTAAGGTCCGGTATGTCCCGGACCGACTTGAGGGCTAGCGCCCGTTGGAGCAAATCGAGTGCCTTTAAGCTTGCCGCTGTCTTTGGGGTTGGGAGCTGGGTTGCCCGCCCCGTAAGGCCCTTTACCAGGGACGTTGCCCGAGCTCGCAAAGGGGGCCACACCGCGGCCCAGTCCTGTCGGAGCGCCCACTGGCGGAATTTCAGGAGCATTTGTCGGGTTGGCTGGATCATGGGGGTTATTCTCCGGATGTAGCGGGTTGTCGGGTTCTTCCTGATTCATCTGCCTAACAGCTTCATCGAGGATAGCGTTAGCCTCGTCCTCATCAAAGCCTAAGATATCATGCAGATAGTGGAACGGCGGAACGATCGCATCGCAGCCGCCGGTAACATATTGGAAGAGTGCGGCCGTCCTAGCTTGAGCAACATCTGCCTTCTCCTTGTCGCTAGGCGCTGACAGATCTTCCCAGTCGATCATATACTGACCGTTGTTCTCAGTCGGCTTAGGCAGGACACCTACATGAATGAGTCGATCGATAAATGGACGGATCACGTAGGGGTTGACATAGTCCTCGCGGCGCCGGCCTAGACGACGGTTCCAGCTAGCTGAGTCCTGGCTCGAAGCTAGCTTGCCTTGTTCAGAGCCGACGAAGACGCGCCAGGGGACGTTCATTGCCGTAGCGATCATCTTGAGTTGCATATCCCCATGCTTCTCCGGATCGGCTACTTGTGGCGACAGGCTCTTAACATCCATGCCGACCGTTGCCAGGTAACGCTTCAATCCAGACTGATATTCTTCAATCTGTTTCTTAAGGTCATTCACGTCCAGGTCAATCTCCTCGGATAGCCCAGGCTGGGTCTGCATGCTTAGACCAGGAAAGCCACCTTTCCAGAACATCTCGGCGCTGCCGCCGGCCAGCTTGTGGAGATCTAGCACCCGGTCAAAAACTACCTTAAGACGAGGTTCACCGAAGATCTCACTATCAAACCGATTGTCGCAAAGATGAATGATTCGAGTCCAGTGGGCCCGCATCGAGATCATGTTCTGATTGCCCAGGATGCTATTAAGAAATCGCAGCTGGTAGACTTCGGGCTGGCCGAATCGCGGGTTTGTCGGATCCGCTTGAAGGGAATGGATCTGGACGTAAGCTTCCTGGAGCGGGCGAACATAGAGGAGCTTATGGGGTTCCGGATTGTCGTCAGGCTCACCTGTTTCTAGATCTATTCCCGGCAGAGGATTGAGAAGCTGCTCACCGTCGTCGATACCCAGAACGAGAACACCAAATCGCCCGATGCCGCTAATAATATCACCGCGCAGCAGGATCGGTAAGAGATTGAATTGGGTGTTGAGTTCCTTCCAGGCTTTCTCGAACGGTGTTTCCTCCGGATCTTCGGTTTCGTAGATGTCGGGAAGTTGGCTCCATGTCTCTTCCGGCCAAAGGGAAATAATGCGCCTGGCAATGTCTCCTCGTTCCCACTTGTATTGATACTCTTGGATCTGGATAACATCGGGGTGGCCGCACTCTTCATCGATCTTCCGGCCTCGAGGATCGAACCAGCGGCGGAAGGCATCGATACGGGTAAGGATGTCATTGCGGACCAGCTGGAGAACGTTAAACCCGTTGCGCCAGATGTTATTGCCGTTGCCGTTAGCCTTTACCCTATTAACAGGAGCTACTTCAACGCCGATAGGATTGCTCATGCTGGGCGAGCATAGCCCACCAGGAGAACCATGCAAGCGTTTTCAGTGAACTATATGGCCCCTATCTTCCTGGGCTTCCTCGCCAGGTAGGTAAAGCCCGCGGAGGAGGCATCCACCTGGTCCTTGTAACGGCTGTGGGGAAAGTGTCTAAGCTCGTCGATGAACTCTTTCGTCCAATGACGCTCGAGGATATGAACGGTGCCGTTGCCTACTTGGCTGGCGAAAGGATAGGCCCGCGTCTCTTTGTCGCTCGTGGGATGGTGTTTAATGACGCGGAAGCCGGCCAAGTTCCTGGTCGTGTTCTCTCCCGACTCGACGCCACCGGATCCACCTTCAATTTCTAGCAGCACCGGAACATCTTCGCCATCGTGTTCGGCTGTCTCTAAGATCTTAGCTTCGCGCTCGGTTGCTCCCCACTGTCCGCGGACAACATCTAGGATCCAATAATCCTTGTGGTTATCAATTCCCAACAAAGTGCCTACGCTCCAAGCTCCACCGTCCTTGGTGCCGGCTTTATCCCAGGATCGAATCTTGCGGAGGATCGGCACCGTTACAGCCTGCTCGCGCTGTAGTCGATAGGTCTTGAACATGCCGCCGCCAAGCGGCACCGGATCTTGTAGGATCTGGCTAGCGTAGCCATACTCCCCCAATTCCCTTTTGAGTTCGTCCAAAACAGCCCGTGGCATCCTCTCCGTGTCTAGAAGGCCCTCAGTATAGCGTTCCGCTAATTCCGGCGGTGACACAGCGTCTGTCAGCTCTCCTGGTAGGCAGATATGGTGAACTCCTCCAGTCGGTTTGCTTAGCATCTCGCCTGATGGATCCGATTGGTGGAGCCTTTGCTGCACTAGGATCATTACAGCCACCTTCTTGTCGATACGTCTGGGCGGGAGCGTCGTGCTCATCCATCGGTTGACTTGCTTGAGGTCGGCTTCGCTGTAGGCTTCCTCCGGGTTGATAGGATCGTCGATAAGGAGGAAGTGGCCGTGAACTCCGGTGACCGCTCCATTCACACCGCAGGCAAACCGATGCCCCATCTTAGTATTAACAAACAAGCCCTTAGTGTTCTGGTCCTCACGCATCTCGATGTCGGAGAAACAACGCCGATACTTCTCCGACATAACTACATCGCGGCAACGGATACTGTCCTTGAGAGCAATCTGGTAGGCGTAGGAAGCACAGATGAATTTAGCACTCGGCATTCTCGTCCAGACCCAAGCCGGGAACATCTGGGAGCAGATCGTCGACTTAGTAGAACCGGGTGGCACGTTGATGACTTCATCGTAGAGCCTAGGTTCATTCCGGAACACCCGCTCGGCTACCGTCTGTAGCTGATCGCAAATGTATTTGATATGCCAATTGAGGTGGGCTTTCTCCTGAACGATGACATCCCAGAACTCGACAAGGAATTCATAGAACGAGTCGCGGCAGATGGAGGCGATCAGGTCAGTCTCTTGGAACTTCATTGAACATCTCTTCTAAATGATGAGCTGCTGTCATATCTGCAATTGCCCACCCTGGCTCATTTAGCTCTGGGCTCATCTCTAGCATGAGTTCGATAGCTTGCTCGCCGTCGATAACGATAGTGCCCTTGCTAGTAACGACGTGGGTGCCGGCGCGGATAGGGCGCATCATAGGTCGTTTTAGTTCCTTAGCCCATCTCTCATGCGCCCAGAAGTTAGGAACGCAATCCTTGACCTGAAAGATAGGTTGGTTATGGCTCATCTGATCGATTGCTTCCACGTCGATATGTGGAATGACGATGAACTTCTCTCGGAGTGTCTTAGGCATCGGGTGCTCTGTTAGGTGGTTCCTGTTTCAGGATTCGGATTAGCTGGTGCATCTTGATATCATTCCAAATGAGCGCGCCCCGAAGTCCTTGATGAAAATTCACACCATGAGTATCGTTGCGATCTTCACACCATTTGATCCATCTATCAGCAGACTCCAATTCGCGCTTGTACTCCTCGCGATAGATAGCTTCGAACTCCGCAATGGTTGTCGGGTGTTTATACATTTGCTAAGCTCAGCAGTTCCTTCCGAGCAACTAGTAATTTTCTCAGCTGCTTAACGATTGCCCCTTCACAGGGTTCATAGCGAATTCCGCATGGAGCAGCATTGCAACCCCGTTCCAAAAGCTCGCCGACAAGACAGATGATTTTTTCGTCGCCCGTATCAGATTCCTTTGGCTTCTTCTCCCAGCGCTCAATGTAGGCAATAGAGCAAACTGGAATAACCATCAGCCCAGTTGAAACCGCTGGATTACGAAGCCGGTTAATTTGAGAGATAGGTGATTCGTTGAGCTTTACCGTCTTGTCCCGGGCTAGATAGCCTTCCACCTGTTCAAAGTCCATCCGTGTCAGGATCTCACAGCCGTTAAGCAGGACAACTCTAGTCCCGATATAGTTCTCTTCATTCATACCCTTATTATCCCTGTCGATCAAACCCAAAGGCATCGAGCTGCGGCGGCTTGTAGATGCAATCCCGGTTGGGAGCTAACTCCTCGAGTGAGAGTGGCTTGTTAGCATCCTCCTTCCAGGCATGTCCGCCAAACCAATGAACCGCTAGATAGATAACGCTGTAGGTCGCAACCTGGCAGCCTAAGACCCACATGCCCTCTAGCAGCACCTTATCGGCAATGGCCTTCGGTGTCTTCTGCCATCGGTAGAGATAGTCATGTACGATAGCGGCCGGCCCGTAATCTCCCCAAGGTGGAATCAGGTTCCAGAATAGCCGCGGGACGCTAGCCCCGTCGGTCAGGAAGCCTTTGGGGATGGTGAGAGTGAAACCCAGAACATCCGAGCTATAGAGAAATTGCTCCTGGATCCGGGCAAGACGCTCGTCGTGATTGGGTGCTAAAATGAGCTGGCCTATGAATCTACTCATAGGCCAAACCCTTAGCTTAACTGTAGGGGATCAGTCCAGACTAATTAGTGACCGGATGGCCTCCATAGCAAGTCATAGAGAGCCACCGCCGCCACTATTAGCACAAACCCTGCGATTATGAGATAGTGCGTCATAGGTTTACCTACTTTAGACTTTTAGCTTTGGGGTCACTAGTGGGGTCTAACCCCTAAACAACTATGGGGTTCGTCAAGGATGAAATCACCGCCGCATTTAAGACAGCGGACGGTTCGATGCCCGGCGCTAAAAGTCGGCAGAGCATTTCCCTTATCTGGCGCCATCGCGTCAAGGGTAGCGTCAAGGATCTTTCTACCGGGAAGCTCGTTCCGTAGGATATTGCCTGGGATCTCTTTGGCGCAGGCTTCACAGATCGTTAGCTCTAATGCTAGGCGCGGAGCTTCGATAGGATGCGCGCAGAGTTCGCAGACGTTCTTGGTTCTCATTTAGGCGGCCTCCAAAAGAAGTCATAGGCGACGATCATCAGAACGAGCAGGATCAGCAAGATGTCCGCGTCAACCCAGGTGCTCATGCCTTTACTATTTCGAGGCAAGGGAATTTGAACTTCTCATAGGCTTCCATCGTCCAAGGAAAGTAATGCTGGGCAAACATCTTCATTGCCTTGCCGTATTGCTGATGCTCCCACTGTGCATGCGGATCGTCGCGCAAGGAAAAGAAGTGGAGCAGGTTCTTGAGATCCCAGGTGGTGTAGAACTCGGTGTAGATGTTGAGCGGTAGAACCATCCGCGCCATCTCCCGGGCAATACCCGCGGCCAGCATACTCTCGTAGAGCTTGTAGGCGTCCCGGCACCAGGATGCCAACTGTTCGGAAGTATTCAAATGGAAGCTGGACGGCCACTCCTCTTGGAGAACACTTCCTTGCTTGTTCTTGGTATCCTGGGCCCGCCACTTCGTTGGAATGTAGAAGTCGGCTGGAAGCTGGCTGTAGCGGGCGCTCTGCTCGTTGATGTTCTGCATCCGGTGCCGGACGTATTGCCGGGCAATGAAGATGGGCATCTTAATGTTGAACGTCATCTTACACATTTCAAAGGGCGACGTATGGAGGTTCTTGTAGAGATAGAACAGCAATTTCTTGTCGGCTTCCTCGCCCTTGGACGCACTCTTATAGCTCACTCGAGCGGCTTCGACGATCCTCATGTCGGTGCCCATAACATCCACGAGCCGGACGAAGCCGTGGTCTAGAACGGGTATGGGATTGTCCTCGTCGAGTGTCTGCCTAAGTAGTTCCGATGCCTGTTTTGTGGTCATAATAAAAGAAAAGAGCGCCGGACAAGCTCTTGCTAGCCCGACGCCTCTGCGGGTTTCACTTATCTTTCGCCGGGACGTAAGCCGTTAGGCCCACGACCAGCTTCTTACCTTTGAACTCCACTTCCGTCTTCTGGTTGCCGTGCGTGGTCGCGACAACGAGGCTTTTACCCGACTCCGAAGCCTTGGGAGGATCGTTGATCGGGATGGCGATTAACAACTTACCGTCTTTGATTTGGACCTGCATGGTATGGGTGTTTAGTTTTTTATCTACCCTAACTGTGTTCTACCTATTATCTCAGGCGGCTATTTCAGCCTGAATGGGGATGGATGGTCTACTTGCGAGAGATCCTACGGGCTCGGTCTTTTTCTTGCGGATGGCCGCTAGAACCTTCTTCTTGGTTTCTAGGTCTAGATCGAGTTGGTCGATGCTGAATCCAGTCTCAATGGAACCGCTGTGCTGCAGCTGTATTTTCTCGCTGTAACCCCTGTCGGCATTGAGAGTTCGATTCACGAAAATCACCGCTCCAGGATGGTTTTGTTCTACTAGTTGAACCAGCCTACTTTCGAAGAAATTTTTCTTGTGCCACTCAATCTCCCGAATTATGTCGGCGAAGCGTGGATCTGCTATTCGCCAAGCATCAAGTGTTCCTCTGGGGATACCTACCATCCTACAGGCTTCGGATAGGTCGAAGCTGGAGGTCACTAGAGCGAAGACGAAAAGGGATTGCCGGATCTTCCTCGGCTTATTCATAAAGATAGCCTCCAGCTTCTCCGCGTTCTTAGCGGTCTGGATTTGGTTCCAGGTTTCTTGGGCTTCTTTAGAAAGACGGGAGAAGATGAAACTACTTAGGGAGATCTCCGTTCTGAATTGATCTGCTAGGTTCTTGGCTAACTGTAGCTCGGGATGGTGATCAATTTGATAGAGAAGAGCCTTTTGGGTGATCTCTAAACAGACGGCTACCCGCGCCATGCTTTTCGTCCTGGCGTAGGCATCGTAGAACTTGAGGACATACTCCAGCGGGAACGGTTTCTTGATGAGGTGCGGAAATTTCTTTGCTGCCATAGTGTCGCTGTTTTTAGGCAGGCAGACTACTTGGCATAGGAAAGGAATGCCAGCCGGTAGTTTCTTATCCTCTCGGACGAGCGTCCTACACCGGCTGGCTGGGTCCTTTTGGAGGAGGATTGCTTAGGTTCAGGCCCGACGTAAAGGGCCGATGACGGCCGCGAACCCTGCTCCTCAGGAAATTTAATCGTCGTCGATATCAGGATAGGGCAACGGATCACCACCGTAACCGTAGGGCTTTGCCTTTTTGACTCTGCGCTTTGGATAGCAGTCGCAGGATCTCCCGCAGCCCGGACAATTCCGGACGTGGAGGTAAGGACAATCCCGTTGCGAATGGGGCGTGGACCCATCGTGGTGGAGTCGAAATGCTTTCCTGTTCTGAGCCCGGACAATCATCTTGATCCAACTCCCCAAGGCGATTCTAGCTTCCTTGTCCATGGCTATCTGATAGGAGAGTGATCCGCGGAGCCTTCGCTCTATGTATTTGAGAGCCTCCACCGGGTGGATATGCTCCGGATCCTTGTCGTTGAACCATTGGATCTTAGAAGGGGGCTTGGTCTTCGGTTTCGTTTTCATAGGTCGACGGTGCCTCCGGCTTAAAGACCTTTCGCTTCTTAGGCCAGGGCTTCTCGTCGTTGGGAAATAGCGATAGGACAAGATCGGGGTTAGACTCGAGACGGATGAAGGCGTTGAGCCGGATGCTGATAGAGCCGTCGTCGTTCTTCCAGGCGACGCCTATGTTGTTCTGCTCGCTAGTCTCTTTGTTAAGAGCGGCCAGCCGGTAATCGGGTTTGCGCCCTATTTTGCCCATTGGGTCATCTCCTCTATTTCAGTCTCCACCCGATCCACACCCTGGGCTTGCGACGCCTGCCACTTCGACTGAAGAGCGGAAAGGAAAAGAACAAGCGCAAGGGTAAGCAAAACAAACGTAGCGATAAACTTAGACATGATCTCATAGGGTAAAGTTGTCCAGATCCTCTAGCTTGCACTGGATGCGGTTGCCGGCGATGTCGCGGACCCAGGCGACGAGTGCCTGCGGATGGATTGCGATCAAGGCCACGAATTCCCCGTTGAGGGTAGCAGTCCGATACATAGGCAGCTTGTCGATAAAACACGGCCCATACTTCGCCATCAGCGCCTGCATTTTGTGGCTATTGGGACTATTCCTCATAGTTTCATCGCCTCCAGCTCGGCCTTCATCTGGGCGTGGTGCTGCTTGCAGATCCCGTGGCTGACCTCGTAGTAATTCTTGAGGTCTGGGTAGCGGTCGAAGATGGTCTGCTTGGGGAAACAGAACATGCAAACGGAGATAAGGCCCTTGGACACCACCTTGTAGTCCGCCGCTGCGCTGTCCGCTCTTGGTTCGATCGTCGTTTCCATAGTCTCTACTAGTTAAAACCAAAAAGGAGGTCAATCGGGTAACCTGCCGGACAAAGTTTTTGCGAGGGCCTGAATTAGGATCGCAATGGTCACAATATCCTCCCGAATGGCCTCAGGATTGGCCGAGGCATTGACTTCTAGCCTCTTGGCAGTGTCCAGGATCTCGTCTATCGTCATGAGTTCCTCCGATGCGTCCTAGGCCCTGTTCTGCGCGCGGGTGCGTATCGCCTTGTAACCTGAGCGGGTGTAGCCGCGGACCTTAACCTCTCCGACTTCGTAGACGGTTACGTTTTGGTAGCTCCCGACGCCTAGGGCGATGATTTCCTCCCAGACGGCTTCGGCCTGATCCTCCAGCCGGAAGATCTGGGCCTTAAGCCTTTGGTATTCGACCGATAGCCTGCGGAGCCGAGCGTTAGGGATATTGTCGTATGCTGTTGATTTCATTCTCTTTCTCTTCATTTCGGGTTTAGCGGGAGCGCGGAGGAGCCGATTCCGGTAAGGGATCACGACCTTACCGGGGGCCCATCCGCGTCCCTGTCCTATTATCTCCGGATCTCCCCGGAGACCATTACCAGCGTGGACTTTGCTCTCGTTAGGGCTACGTAGTAAATATTGCTCTCTTCCTTCGCCTGGGCTGCGGCTACTTCCGGGCTTTGCTTCGGAGCGCCCGCAGGACGACGGCGATTGAAAGTATTGGTCAGGAGGAACACTCGGCTCCATTCCAAACCTTTGGCCTTGTGGACCGTCGAGAGGATCACCGCGGGCTTGCTCTCGGTCCCGCTGTCCTGGAAGATGGAGAGGATGCGGTTGGTGATCTCCCGGACGGAACTAACCCCTTCGGCGATCGCAATCAGCGTCTCGGCTTGGTCAGCAATCTGAGCGGCCTTCTCTTCAAAGTTCTTGGCTCCGGCGAAGCGGGCAGTCTGTTTTTGCCTCCAGGTTTCCATCCGGGTAATAAAGTCCGGGACGGTGCGGGCGTTGAGCTTCTCCACGATGTCGACTAAAGCCTTGCCGAGGTCACGGCCTTCGATGCGGGCCGGTGTTCCCTTGCGGAGCAGGCGGAGGCAAACCGGCATCAGCGGAGCATTCGCTCGGCTGAGGACCGCGTCACCCACGACGAGCTTCGTCTCCAAAGCTTCGGAGGCCGCGTATTCCACTAGACCTTCCGGGGCAGCGTCGGCAGCCCGGTAGTCAGGGACGATCGCGCAGGCTAGGGCAACTACAGCCTTGGGGCACCGGTAGGTCGTTGTCAGGCCCAGCTCGGTAGCCTTCAGGAGTTCCTTCATCATCTCCATCCCGTTGCTCGCAGCCCCGCGGAAACCGTAGATCGCTTGTCGATCGTCGCCGACCACAACCACTCGGCCTTCGGCTTTGCAAGCGGCTTTGGCCATAAGGAGCTGGGGCAGGTTCATGTCCTGGGCTTCGTCGATCACTACGAGGTCAAACCAGGCGCGAGTCCAGTTGCAGGCTACCGGGAGCCAAACCATATCGTCGAAGGCAATCCGGCCGAGCGGGTCGC